GCCCGCAGAATAATCTTCAACTCATCCGCCACGCCCCACCCCCATAACTCCCACCCCAACCCCGACCGATAACAATCACTTATCGCCCGAAAAACAAATGGCGGATGACAAGCCCTTGCCACCCGCCACCTCATCACTTCCTGACCGCCGCTCGTGCCTTGCGCACCCGGCCTTCCACATCCATCATCGTCAGCACGCGCAGCACATTGCCCACCGGCTCCCTGCCCAACTCACTCGGCAGCACATGAAACTCCCGGCACAGCGTCAACTCCAGATACTCCTGCGGCATCGGCCCCCCCGCCCACAAATGCGCGAATAAGGCCGTCCTTAGTTTTTTGTGTCCGCCTCCGCCTTAAACCCGTTCACCACCTGCGCGATCACCTCATTCATCACCCGTGCCGGCAAACTCCGCAAATCCACATCCGTCACCAGGTTAATCACGTCGATCAACTTCTCCATCATCTCCGCTTCCGGTAGCTCGTCCACATTCGCCGTCAGCCCCTGGATCTTCTTATAATCCTCCCAGGTCATCCGGTCAATATCGACATTGACCTCCACCGGCGCCCGCTTCACAAAGTTGACCTTCACCGCCCCCATCTCTGCCGGCTTCAACGTCGGCGGCGTCACAATCGGCGCCACCGGCAGCGCTCCCGCACCAGGTGCGTCAATCCCTTCCCCATTCAGAATGGACTGCTCCATTACGGCACCACTTCCTGCACCAAGCGCGGCGCCAGGATGCTAAACGAACACAGCGCCGGATCGCCACTGTTCGCATCCAGATCCGGCGGCAGACAATTTACAATCGGGCAAGCCACCGCCGTCCCCGCATTGTTGCTCGCCACATACCGCTCATCCCCGGTGTTGCCCCCCCTGGGACTCCACCGCAACCAAATCGTCTTAGTCGTCGATTCGTAGCGCGACCAAACGATTTGGAACGCCTCGCCGGAAGTCTCGGTGTAAATAATATTGACATCCACCTTTACGGCGGCCGTCTTGTTACTGCCCACCACCACCGGCGCCTGATTCTCCGCCGTCTGCTGCTCCCCCGTCAACTGCTCCCCGCCGCTGGTCTTCACATCCGCCGCATTGCCACTAATATTGGTCCAAGTCGAACCATTCACGCTTACATCAATCCGATAGTTACTCTTTGCAAAAGCCGCTGTCGTCTGCGCCATCGTTACACCCCCAAAATCCCAATGCCGGCCACCACCACGCTCGTCACCGCGCTGTAGGTCACCGCCACCTGGCCATTCACATCATTGAAAAACACCGGCGGATACGGCCCCAACAGCCGCTCTGCCCCCGCCCCCACCGCCACCACACGTGGCGCAAACGCCAACCCATCCGGCGTCGCCGCCGGCGTGATCGTCACATTTATCGAAGCCCCGCCCCCATTCTTCACATAAAGCACGGTCTGCCCATCATTCTGCAACGTATCCCCGCCACCCGCCGCCGCCTGGGTCGTCAACGTCAACCCCGCAAACGTCGGCCGCAAAATCGCAATCGCCGCCATCTTCCCCCCTCTCCATCCATCCTATTCATCCCTATAACGCCCATATCACCCCACCGCCACCACCGGCTCATGCACCACGATCACCGCCTCCTCAATCGCCGGCGGCGTCGTCTCCACATGCGCCGCCACCACCCCCTTCGCCATCAGGATCGCCGCCTTCGCATCCGTCAACGCAATCAGCGACCCCGGCAACCACACCTCGCCATCGCCCCCAATCCGCCGCAGCGCCACATATAGCTGTGTTTTTTCCGTCACCTGTTCACTCATGAAACCTCCTCGTGACACCAAATCATCGCATCGATCACTCTTCGCATCTGCGCTTCACCGCCGGCGCCCCGCTCCGTCTCCTCAAAATCCTGCTCATTCTCAATCATCACCTGGATCACCTTCGGCGCCGTCTCCTTGTACGCATAAAGCGCCGTCCGCAGCACCGTCGCCACATCCTCCAGGCTGCCATAGCTATTGGCCACCACATCAAACTGCACCCGCAACGACACCAGCGGCTCATTCACGCCCACTTTAACATGCACCGGCCGCCGACTAATCCGCCGATAGCGCACCGCCGGCAATACCGGCTGCTGGGGCAATCGCAGCGCATACACCCGATTCCCCACCAACGCCGCCAACGCCGCGTAGCCGGTCAAATAAGCCTTTAGCTTCTGCAACATCGCCTACCCCAACCCTATCAACTGTCGCAACGCCGCCGCCACTTCCCGCCGCACCGCATCCCGATTCTCATCCAGCGCCGGCCGCAGAAACGGCGTCGCCGCCTGCTCCACCCGTCGCGCCCGATGCCAATTCCCCTCATAATCTTGCCACACCAGCCACGGCGCATTCCTCGCCTCGATCACCCCACCATACTCCCGTTGGCGCGCATACTCCACATTCGTCCCCACAAAGACCTGCACCTCATTCGTGCTAATCCGTGGTGGCTCCAGCTCGCCCCCCGTCGTATTCTCAAAATCATGCGCCAGATCACTGCGACCCCCAATATGAATCGACCGCCGCAGATTCCCCGTCCGGTAAGGCGCCAACTGCTTCGCCGCATTCTGGATAATCAACGCCCCACTCACCAGCGCCCGCACCAACGTCCGCCCCCGCGTCGCGTCATCCATCCGATCCAAATGCGCCCTAACTTCCCTGCTGCCAACAATCTGCAACTCCATCTCACGCTCTCCTGATCTACTCCCCTCCCCAAATTGGGGGAAGGCTGGGGCGGGGTGATAACAACGGATTATCATTCGACCACATCCACCAACAACCGCGTCGACCACCCCTCACTATCCGGCTGCACTAACACCACCTGGTAGCTCTCCCCGCCAACCACCACCCGCATCTTCGCCGTAATCGTCGGATAATAGCCGGATAACAACAACCGATGCGAATGGCGCCCATAGGTCTGCCCCTGCGGCTGAAACTCCCCCGACCGCTGAATCTCTGGCGCCAATCGACACCGCAGATTCACATGCCCGATCAAGGCCGCCCAAGCGCGCGTAACCTGCCCATAACTATCCTGCCCTTCCACCGGCTGCTGAATCGTACACAGATCAGGGAAGTGGTTGGGCTGCAACCTGCTCATCAGTCTAGGATGAATCAACCCCTGTGGATTAGCCACCGCGTAACCACTCCTTGGCCAGGCGCTCCCGACCGCTAAAGTCATCAACCACCCACTCCGCAATATCGAAAGCCCCGCCCTCTTCGGCCTGCTCGTCGCGGTCAGCCTGGCTGCGCAACTCCCCCGCCCGCTTCAGCAGTGAAGCCGCCACCGCCGGCCCATCCGTCTTCAAATCTAGAATCTCAATCCGCTTGCTCACATAGGCTTCATTACTGGCCATCGTCTCCAACGCCAGCGCCGCCCCCCGCCGCACCACATCCCCTTCCATCAGCAGGAACGCCGACAACTCCCCATCCTCAAAGAGATAAGCAGTGCTTTGGTTATCCATAATCAGCAAACGCACCTTGCCCACGTCGGTGTTGAGATCATAGCTAAAGGCCATCTTACTCCGCTACCTTCTTCCGGCTCTTCTTGGGCGCCGCCTCATCCGCCGGCGTCTCTGGTGCAGCCTCAACCAGTTCCACCACTTCCGGCCACTCCCCCGCATCCGCCACCAACGCCACCTCTGGGGTAAGCACCTCGGTCAGCTTCTCCACCACCGCCACCAACGCCCGCAACTCCACCACCGTCGCGTGCAAAAACTCCTCCGTCGTCGTCACCGGCGCCGGCAACTTTCTCCGCTTATCCTCATCCATCCTATTACTCCTATTGCTCTCATAGCCGGGTGATAACAAATCGTTATCACCCCACCAACTAACTATTCGTCCCGTTACTCCCCACCGTGCTCTTCGGGTCCAGGCGCGTCCCACCGAACGCCACCACCCCCTTATACTCCTGGCTCATGGTCGAGAAATCCCCTGCCATCTCATCCATCCCGCCCCCCAGGCGCATCGTATTGCCCGCCTTCTGATAGAGTTGCGGCTCATTGAACCCGGAAAGGAAACCAACCTCCAGCGCCGGCCGCCCCACACTTGGATCGGCAAAAAGGAACCAGCTTTGCTGTCCGTTCGCCGTGCTGGCCACAATCGGAATGTACGGATCAACCACCAACTCCAAATTCCCCACAATCCAATTGTTCACCCGCACCGTCTGCGCCGCCGTGCCACCGCTCGCCGTCACATCAACGCTCAACTGATTTAAGATGTTGTTCGCCGTCACCCGCAACTGGGGAGGAATCACCAGGATCGCCTCCTCAACGTAGATCGGATCGCCCCCCGCATCCACAAAGCCCCCCAGCAGGTTGAACGCCGTCCCCAACCCCGCCACGCTCAACGGCGGATTAGACGTAACCCGGTTGCCATTCCCCGCCGTATAGAGCGACGCGTGTGGCCCGCTCGCATCCACATAAAGCCCAGTCGCAAACCGCGCCACCGTGCGCGCCCCACCACGCCCCAGCCGATCCGGAATCGACGTAAACGCATCCAGATCATCATTCATCAACGCCTCAAACGAAATCCGGGCGCCGCGGCTGTATTTCTGTGGCGCATACGTATACCCCGTCTCGCTCACCTGGGTGTATTCCAACTCCTCCGTCT